TAATGCCTTGGGATTTGTCACGAATTCGAAGTACTGCCCCCATCCCTGCGACTGACGATACCACCAGTATCCGTCCGCCCAGCCTGTAACGGTAGGCAGTGCCGGGTAGCCCCAATACTTGCACCCGACTCTGAAGCCGTCCACGCACTGCACTGAGCAGACGTAGTCATCATCGATGCGCTTGCCGATGTACCGATTAATGAAGTCCTGTACTGATTTTGCCATGATTTACCTTCCTTTCATTAAGATGCGATTGTATGCGTCCATTCAGTCCATGTGCCGTTGTTCTTCGTCTTGTAGTAGATACTGCCGATGTTTGATATCGGTGACAGTTTGATGCCGATCCACGAAGAATTCTGTACATAGACCTCGATGTAAGAATTGGCGTTGTTTAAAGGTGCGCCCGTCTCTGTCTGATGCTGATATGTGTTGCAAATTCCGAAGTAATGTCCACGGGCAAGCGCTTCAGCCTGTGTTGTCAGAAGTGCTGTGTTGCTGAAGGTCATCCATGACTGTTCCAGAAGCGGCGCAAGTTCCGCATTATTCGGTGCATAAGGAACATAGGTATCGTCCGGTATGTTTGCAGGACGGAGCATAGGGTAGAGCGTTGTGTCGATTGTTGTGCCACTGTCTATGTAAAGGTAGACTCTCAGCGATACGGCTGTGGAAGGAATTGTGAAAGTCCAATCCGCTCCGGTTGTTTCGCCGATTGCTGTGGTTGAGCCACCGCTCTTGTAGTAGTCAACATGCAGATGCGTTGCGGATGTGCCACCACCTAAAGAAGCGGTCAGTTTTGTGATGCTCTTGTCCGGTAGCGGAATCGGGTCGCTTGCTCCGTTGAAGTAGTTCAAGAATGCGTTTGCTGTTGCCGTGCCTGTGACCTTTACGCTTCCGTCAGACTGCACGGTGAAGGTGATGCCGTTCTCCGTCTTTGTGTATCCGATGGGGATGACAGAGTTATTGCCGAGGATGTTCTTGCACCCATAATTAGCAAAAGACGCTTCTAACGCATCGCTCTTTGTGATGCTACGCCACGGTTGCCATGCCGTAGTCGAACCGTTCGTATTGTTATACCGGATGTATAACTCTCCGACATTATCCTCAATCAACTGCGTTCCACCGCCTGTGGTTCTTCTGATGACATAAAGGGAAAAACCTGCATCCGTAGGACAATTCTGCAAAGTCTGCGCTCGTGCGGATGACTGACAGTAATATTTGCCCACTGTCCAATATGCGTTAAGGTCTTCGCCATCAGACGCAATCACCGTACCTGTCTTTGTGTACATATTTTCCGTGTTCGTGTTCAGTCCGTTCAGTGCGCTCTGAAGCGTCTGCGCTGACCCGGCAAGAGTCGAGCCGTTGTACTGCTCCACGATTGCTTTTGCGAGTTTCGTGTAGTCGATTTTCGCCGTGACCGTGCCGTTGTCTGTGACAAGATAGTCCGAGGACGAAAGATTCCCCGATTTCGTTGCCAGTTCATGAATCTGAATACCCATAGATTTTTTCCTCCTCAGATGTAAATCAATTCCAAAATCAGCGCATAGGACTGCGCATGGTTCGTTGTCAGCGTGACAGACATTGTGCCGTCAAATGTATCGTCTGCGCTTATGGCAACCACCGCACCGTCTGCCCATGATGACTGAGGCCATGCTCTCCTTATGCGCACACCCAATGACTGCGTAAAGTCGCTAGGCTCCGAAAATGTGATGACATTGCCGTTGCTTGTGCTGAGTGACTTCGTGCCATTGTAGACTTGCTTCGTCTTGACAACCTTGCCCTTCAGCGTTGCCACGTCAGAAGCCACGGTAGACAGTTTCGTTGTCACCGCTCCGCCCTTGCCGATGCCCACGTCATTCTCTGCGAGAAGATACGGGGCGATTGCTGTGACTTTGCCGAGCCATAGCGTCAGGACGGCTGTGCCTATTGACTCAGACTTGCTTTGCGTCTGTCCGAAACTGTCTCTTGCAGTGACTTTGACCGTGTATGTCTGCGTCCGCACAAGTTCATAAGCAGACCCGGCAGCGATCGGAAAATCACCGCTCCAATTGGCTCCGGATTTTGTAGAACTCTGTGCGGAAGATGCCGTTCCGCTGTTCAGCGTGAAAGTCCAGGTTAAATTGTTGGTAGTGTTCCCGGCTTTACCGTTCCAATAAGTGCCTTTCGGTCTGATGTAGCCAGCCGTTGTGGTCGCATTGTTTCTGTCAAAAGCCACCTCATTCACGGAAGGATATGCATAGGCTTTCCATGACGATGCAGTGACTACATAAGTTTTGGTGAAGCCTCTGGCATCGGTTGCTGAGATGGTTATCTTGTTCTCCGTCAGATTGCCTATCGTAGCCGACCATTTATTGCTCGACTTCGTACAGGAAACTCTGTTCGTGCCGTTAATCAGCACCACAGTAGAAATCGATGTGCCTGTTGCCGGAGTGACCACGGCTTCGACTTTTTTAGACCCGATATAGCGCACGAATTCAAGAGCAGCGACATTGTGCGAAGCAAGCGCAACCTCAGTTGTTGACACCTCTGTGATGGTCGGTGCATTTGCCGACTCTTTCAGTGTTCCGGTCGGTTTGACCACACTCGTTGAAGTGATATCGCTCGTTGCCAAAGTGACGATGAAAGTACCCGACTTTGCGTTTCCAAGTTTCGTCCGGATTTTCGTCAGTTTCTCGGCAGTGAATGTGAACTTGATCGTCTCAGAACCGACTGCTGCCTGTGCAATCGTCATCGATGCAAGCGTATCGCTCAAGCCATCGAGTTTGACCGTGAATGTCAGTGTCTTCCCGGCTATCTTGTTCGAATAGGTGATGGTCAGACCGTCTTCGATGATGAAGTTATTGAATGTATCGATGGTCGCATTTCTCGGTAATGACGGAAGCGCGGCTGTGTTTGTGCCTGTACTCCACGGATACTGCCACGAAGAACCTGTCCATCCGTACTTATACGCACCGGAAACGTTCTGCGACCATGAACCATCTGAATTATGGTTGACCCATCCTTGTCCGGTCAGAACCACATGCGTACCGACCGATAAGTCCGCAATCTCGTCAGGATGCGAAGATGTTGCCATGCCTGTTCCGGACGCTTCCCAACCCGGACCGGATATACCTGTATAGCGGACTATCAGAAGCACTCGCCTGTAGACGTATGTCCTGTTGTTAGCCACATCCTGTGTCGAATAGTACATCTGATAGGCAAGCGTATAGTTTGATGAAATATTGTTATTGCAAATCGTTGTCCACGATGTGCCGATGTTGATATTGCTCATGATACTTTACCTACCCATGCCCACGCTGTGCCTACTACCGTTGTGCCATCCCATTCTTTTCCGCTGATGCCTTCGACACGGTGCGCACCGAAAGATGTATACCCGGCGATGCTCAAGTCTCTGGTATAGACTCGTTCGTTTGTGAACTCCGCAACCGTCACAGTTGACCCGGATACTTCCTTCGTGACAACCAAGCCTGCACCTGTGACGGTCGATGTGGACGAGTCACCGGATGTGCTGACATGAAGACCGTCTGCGTCCAAATTAGCAGTCGCAGCCAAGACTTTCTGCCCTTCTTCCGACTGCCAAATATTTGCCGAGATACCATCTACAGCCTGGTCAATCTCGGTAGCGACATAAGAACGGGATGCCTTATCGCTCAGTGCGTCTGCCAGCGATTTGTTCTCGACAGCAAGATTGATATTGTTGACTGTCTGCGCGATGGTACTGCTCAGATTCGTATTCAGGACATAATCATCCATTGCGTCCTTGGTCTGATAATCTGCCTGTACCGTCTGCATGATGCCATCGGCTTTGACATCGATTTCAGCCATCTGCTTTGCCATCGTCCTTGTGGTAGTCCACTGACTTAATTCCTCGGCAGTCGCAATCAGCGCAATCTTTGCGTTGGTCTGCTGAATCTCGGTGCTGTTCTTCCTGTAGATGACTACCGGGTCTACGATCCGCCCGATCGAGATGGTATCTGCATACTGTGGGTCATCCGCCACACAGCGGAAAGTAATGTAGGTATTGGATTCTCCGAACAATGACGAAGATGACTGAATGGTCAGTTTGTTCGCCGTTGCGGTCACTCCGTCCGTGTAGTCTGTGATATCTGACCAATCCGTGCCATTAGACGAATACTGCCACTTTCCGTAGGTGATATCCCCTTGGAAGGTGGCAGTGATTTCTATCGTGCTTGGTAAGAATGTTCCTGTGTGTCTGTCAAAGTCATAGTCATACGAAACGAATTCCCCGGCAGAGGCGGTCAGCGTGACAACCTTGCCGTTATCGTATCTTACAAGATTTATCGGTGCTGAATATATTGCCATTAGCCCACCTCTATTGCTGTTCCGGAAGCATTCGTGATTGCCGTGCCGTCATGTGTGACAAGTTCGAAGAAATCCGCATCGACAAGCGTGAATCTCATCTGCGCACGATTCTCAAATAAGTTTCCGTTGATGGTCAGCGGAATCCGCTTTCCGGAATCGTAGAACGCTTCATTTTCTTTGTCTTTCTGCATGTACCATGCGTATTTGTAGATAGTTCCGTTAGGGTCTATATCCACAGAATCGCCTTTGCCAACACATCCGGTCAGTGTGACGTTCTGCGGTGTCTCTTTCGCCGTCATGGTCGATGCATTTGAAGTGATATAAAGATACAGTGCATCATCGCCAGTGTGACCATCTTCTCCGGTGTTGCCTGTGATACATACTGGGTCAGATTCTGTGTATGAGCCTGTTCCCTTGTAATACCGCTGTTTCGTCCATATATACATCCCATCTCTATAGGTCGGTGCTGTGGTTGACCACTGCCCCCCGAAGAGTTGTGCCGGGGATGTTGACTGATAGTAGTATTGGACTTGCTGAGTGACCGTATCTGCTTTCGTTGCGAAGGTGTCTGAGAATTCAGTCTCGATGCCTTCTTTGGCGATGCTGATGGAGCCTGTGACATATTCTTCAGTCGCATAGCCTGTCAACGTTGTATCCGTGTAATCCTTGGCATTCTGCTCTGCATCGGCTGCCCAGTTCTGCGCATTCTGCTCGACTCTGGCAAGGTCTGCCCTTGTGACTTCGCCTTCCTCGCCGGGATCGTATGAGATGGAAATCTCACCTGTCTGCAAGTTCCAATAGTTTTTGCCCTTGGCATCCATGATGATGCCAGCCTTCAGCAGATTTGCATTCAGTGTTCCGGTATCGATGTAGTCCGCAACGAAGTGACCATCGAGCGTCCATGCGGTGCGATATGTGTTTCCGCCGTCATTGCTGAATCCGATACCGTTTTTGTTGATTCTAAGGATATTGACCGCCGTCTCGATGTCCGGTGTGTCTAAGAACAATAATTCAGACGGAGTACCGTCAGATAGGTACGTCCATCTGACATATCCGCCGAATCCGCCTGTGATTAACTTGGTGGCTGCGTCAATCGCTGACTGCATGGTCGATACGGTCGGCACTTGCTGAACGATTTCAGAAACCACCTTCTGCTGAATCACCTGTCCGATGGATTTCTTCGGCTCACCGAGTTCCATCTCGACATAGCGTTCAAGAAGCGGATTATATACAGTCCGTATGATTTTCGCCCGTCCTGTGATGTTCAGTTTTTCATAGTAGACATTGACTGTATCACACAGGGAACACCTCTCAAGCGGTGCGACAGCCTTGTATTCCTCGGTTTCCCACAGATTCACGAAAGAGATTTTGACATTCTCTGTCAGCGTCCACGGCGTGTTGTCACGCATGTACGCTGTGGCTCTCTGCCGTAACTGCTCGACTGTGGGTTTTTCCTCAAAGTCAGAAGAAAAATCAACCGGGGCTGCTTCGACAGTGAAGGCTGTTGCCATCAGATCCTGTCCATTCGCCATGAGATGAATACCACCTTCATTGACTAAGGCTTGGTCATCGATGACTGCGCTCTCAAAAACAATGTAGCCTTCCGGAAGCGTGACCACATTACCATCGCTGTCCGCCCAATACGGTGCGATTGCGTTGTATCTTCCACTGTTCTTGATGTCCTGATTTAACGAAGTGAGGTTCTTGCCGTACCGGATCGTAGCCTTCGTGTCTCTGCCACGATTGGTATAGAGACGCACGTTGAATTTATCCCATTCGAACTCGCCTTTGCCGTATGCATCTAATAAAGACCCCTGTTCTCCGCCCAGCAATGACCGGACGGTTCTAGGAGTCTTTAACGTGAAGTTAGATGATACGGATTTATCAGTCCAGAATGTGAACTCATTCGAATTCATGGAATTCGGCACAATTTTGCCGATGGCTTCCGTGATGGAACTCGCCGTGAATGGCTTTACTACTATCTTGTTCAGCCGATAGGAGATATGCTCTGCATAAAAGGTCACAAGACCATTCAGCGGTGCGCTTCTTCTATAAATCTGAAACGGCTGTGGATTTCCGGTCTCATCGTGCGTTGTGTAAACGATGCTACCGAGCGCAATCTTGCCGAACATCTTACCATCCACAGGATACTGAAACTCGCATTCATATGTGCCATTCCGTTCCTCGGTGACGGTTATCGATGTGATGTCCGCAAGTCTGCCCAGCCCTTCAGTGACGAAGTTCTTCTCCGTCCATGCATACAGGATAGGGATCATATTGCGAACCACCTCGGTTTTACGCTGATTTGCGTAATGCCGGCCCCTAACTGGATTTGGTTATCGCCAGGATGAAGTGTAGGGAAATTGTTCCCGGCAATGACAACATATTCAGACAAGTCAAGCGACCCATTCCGGCATTCCATCAAATCGCAGTCGATATCTGTATATGTCGATGCATCGCTGATGGTTATCTGCACATTGTTGACGATTGCAGAGCCAACGCCGTAGATCCTCAATAAAGGCTTTGAGGCAAACAAAGTCGGATTTGTGATAGAACCATTGGCTGTGTACTGAACGAATGTATCACCGCTCTTTAAGAACCGCTGTGGGTGACATCTGAAAGGAATATCAAAGAAACCGGATTTATTGAAGGCGGTTGTTGTCGGTTCGATTCCTCCGACAAAAGCCGCCATTCTGTAATAGTCCGGTTCTTTACTGCATTCCAATCTATGAAAGCCGGAAACGCTGTTGAGATACTGTGACAAGTCTCTGTAATTACGCACGAAGTCTCCACGGATAAAGCACGGAAACGTCAGCGTAATATCATGGAATCTCTGATTCGACAGAGACATCGACCCATTTCTTCCCGGTACTTCGACAAACTCAATGTCCTGTTCCGGGGAGCCGAATGACTTCGACCCATCAAAGAATGTGTTGAAGTCCGAAAACGCTCTTCCGTTAAATGTAAGTGTATCCATTAAGCAAACACCTCATTTTCTCTGAAAATCAAATTCGCAAGATTGTCAGCAATTTCTCTCGTCCGGTCAGAAGAATCAACATTGCCTTCGATTGTTGCATTGATCGTAATCGGTGCGCTGATGTTCTTCGTTGCATTCGTTGTGAGCGAATCAACTGTATCCAATCCATACAACGCAGAATCGCCCATCAAGGTAGCCGAATTCATCGCTTCCTGTCTCATGGCATCGATACCATTAATGAAACCTTCGCCGAAGAACCGTCCACTCTTGAATGCAAGTTTTGAAGGAGATGCTACCTGGATACCTGCATTCAGTCCATGCAATGCACCCGATGACATTGCGTAAGCAGAGTTTCTTGCCATGAACGCATATCTGTCGATTGCCCCGGCAAATCCAGCAACGAAATTATAACCAGAAGTAGCAACATCTCCGCTTGCGACTGCATCCGCTGCTTCCTGTCCGGTTTTTTCAGCAGTATTGACAATCTTTCCACCTGCATCCTGTACCGCTGTGGTTGCGTCTTCTGCTGCGCCACTGACTTCGCCGGAAATCTTACCTGCATAAAACTCCGCAGCCTTGTTTGCGTCATCCATCGTCTTCGTTGCTTCATCGATGGCCTGTTCCATTTCAATCTGCGCACCTGTCGCAGAACCAAGAGCCTGTGTTGCGTTATCAAGTTCCGTCCGGTAATGCCATGTTCCGGAATCGGCTGCGTCATAGTATTTCTGATAGTTCTCAAGCGCACGGTTATATTCATCCTGTGCCTGTGTAACTTTTTCCTGTTGTCCTTGCAGCGCCTGTTCCTGTTTTTCAAGTTCAAGTTCTGCCTTTGTGCGTGTCTGAATAGCCTCAGTGTACATCTGCTCAAGCGCAGTGGTTTCAGCTCTCTTCCGAATGTCCTCAATTGTATGCTGAACAGATTCTCCGAACTTGCCGTTATCTTCAATAAGTGCAAGAAGATCGTCATGTTCCATTCCCAACGCTTCGGCTAATTGATTCAGAATAAAGTCAGCATGTTCACGGTTCTTCTCATCGACCAGCCCATTTGCATCGACAAGTTTGTTATATTCATCGACAAGGTTCTGAGCCAGAAACGTCTGTTCGTATGTGGCATCACGATTTTCCTGGATCGATTTGATGTTGTTCTGATATTCACCGCTGAGACTGTTGATTGTATCTACGCTTTTCTGAAGTTCTTCGTTAAGACCCCACTGTGCGTTGATTTCTTCAAGTCTCTGGTCAAGACCGACTTTTGCGACAGCACCCAAGCCTACAAACGCAGCAGTTACACCTGCGATTGCCGGAACATAGCCGACAAACTTGCCAAGACCGCCAGCCATATTTCCGAGAGTCTCGACTATTCCGCCTTTCCCGGATGCGTATGTTGCGAAGTCTGTCAAATACGTTGACATTTCGCCACTTTTGGAAACGAATTTCCCGATGCCATCGATAAGTTTTCCGCCAACGGTAAGTACGGGGCCGGCAGCCGCCGCAAGCGCACCGAATTTTACGATGGTCTGCTGTGTGCCTTCATCAAGACCGTTAAACCATTCAGTTGCTCGTTTAACCGCATCGATTACCTTCATGAAATACGGATATATCATGGTAATCATCGTCTGCCCTAATTCGACCGATGAGTTCTTAATCTGATTCATCGCCCTCTTGGCTTTCAGAGACGGTGTTTCCAACACTTCAAGCGCATAAGCCGTCTGCCCTGTGGAATTGTTCATCCGGTCGATTTCTTCTCTTAGCGTAGAGAATTCTCTGTTTGTCAGCGCAGCCGCAGCTCTGCCGGAACGAATGTTTCCGAACAATAACTGGAATCGCTCTGTATCACCATCGACCGCCGTATACAGAATGTCTAATACATCAGCAAGATTGTTTCCTTCTTTCATCAACTGGGCAAACGATTTCCCGGTCTTGTTGAACAGCAGGTCTGCTACATCAGATGACGGCTTTTCAAGTTCTGTGAACATAGCGTTCATGAACGTTGTTGCACGGGCAGTATTTACACCCTGTTTTGTCAGAGTGGCATACACTGCAGCCAAATCTTCAAGTGAGATACCGTAGTTCGCAGCCGTTGGGATAACAGTACCCATCGACCCGGCAAGCTCATCGATGATTGTTTTACCATCATTCTGCGTCTTCAGCAGAACATCAGAGATATGTGATGCCTCATCTACGCTCGTGCCGTATGCATTGATGACGGTGGTTAACAGGTCAACGCTTCGTGTTGTGGTTGTGAAACCGCCCCTTGCCAGCTTTGTGGCAGTTCCCATGAATTCGACTGCTTTTGCCGCATCGACCGATGCAGATACAGACTGATATGTTGCTTCGGTCAAGTCATCTAATCCGTATCCGGTTTCGTTCGACAGATCAACCAACTGCTGTTTCATTTCTTCCATCGGAATCTGGTCTTCTGTGGCAATAGTGTAAATCTTTGCCATGCCATCTTCGAAGTCAGATGCAGCCTTTACGCTTGCTCCGCCGATTGCCATGAGCGGTGTTGTTATATACTTCGACAGAGTAGTACCGATGGTTGACATCTTATCGCCGATGTTAGAGATCCTGTCTCCCCAAATATCCAGCGCACTCGGAACTTCACGAAGTTTCTTTTCCATTTCAGCAAGTTCAAGCGTTCCTTCGTTGACTTTGGTCTTCCAGTCTTCAAGAGTACGCATGGACTGCATGTGCGCTCTGTCCGCCTTGTATACCGCCTGTTCGGCAGCCTCCGCTTCTTTTGATTCCTCGCCGTAAGTCCGAACGGCAGATTTATATGTCTCAATAGCTCTTTCCAGAGCCTGTTTTCTGCTATCTTCTTTTTCTGTTGCTTTCTGCAGGCCATCTTTCAATGCAGACAATTCAATCTTCTGCCCACCAATGAGTTTCGTAAGAGCCTCGGTTTCCCTCTTGCTCTTTGTCATGGCAGACTCAAACTTGCTAAACGTGCCTACAGTCAGATTTAATTCAGATTCAAAATTTTTAACCCCAGAGATTATGCGGTTTAAACTCGCCCTGAATTCTGTTTCACCTGCTATATATATTCTTGGACCGATACTTACCATACAATCTCCTTACATTATGCTGAAGAACATGTCATATTTCGACATCTCCTTCTTTTTCTGTGACGCTCCAGCTTCAATGGAAAAGCAAGCGAGGTAGTCCATCATTTCGCCCCATGGAGTTACTAAGACTTCTCGCTTGCTCATACCCAACTTGCGTCCGTAGAACAGATACCAAGACCTGTTCAGTCTGATGTTTCTGCTTTTGCCTTTTTGTTTTTTTTAGGCGGTTCAACCTCGATGGTAGGCACTTCGCCATAGAAGGCTGCCGTTGCTTCCGTGAACAGGGTAGTGAAATCATCATCTGATAACAGCATGACTTCCCTCATTCCCAGCGGTCTCGGTTTATAGCCTTCCTCATCGAATGCCTTTGCTTCTTCGTAGCCCTTGTTCAGTGCCACGATAACCGCAGCCATCGCTTTTACGTTGTCACCTGTCCGCTTCGACTGAAGCATCTCTGTGATTCTGCTCAGTTCCCCATCCGGGCAAATCTCGGCAATCTCACACGATGCTCCGACTGTACGAAGGAACTTGATTTCTCTTCCACGAATTTCCATATTGCCCTCTCTTTGCTGATTTACGCTCCGAGGATGCTGTCAATGACTGCTTCAGCAGCCGCCTCGGTTGTCTGACCTGCACCGATCTTTCTCCATGCATGATTCGCTGTGTCATCACGCATGAGAGTGCCTGTCAGTTCAGATGTCTGAAATTCGATGCTTTCGCCCTGTGTTTCTGCACTCAGTCCGTCTTCTTCGAAGATGACCTTTGTCAGAACATACGGAATATACGATGTGATACCGTTCTCCATAACACGGACAACAAAACCAACGCCCACATACGGAATGACCTGTCTGTCATCGTATACATATACATCGACATCGTTGACCTTTTCTGCTGCCGGAAGACCCATGAGAAGTCTTCTCGCTTCTTCCTTCAGCCCGTCAACTGTCAGCGTTACTGTACCGCCTGTGAATACACCACCTGCGGATTCGGCAACAACGTTGTCTGCATGGAAGTCTGTTGTATCGCTCGTTTCCAGCGACAGTTCTACACTTACACCTCTCGCAAGAGCCATCCTGGAAGCATAAGTAACTGCGTTGGAAGCATACGAATAAACTGCTACCTTCGGTTTGGAAAAACCTGTAATAACCTGTCCGTTAGCCATTTGCTATCTCCTTTATATCTTTTCCCACAATTTTTCGACTTGTTTACTGAATTCTTCGGTCATCGCCTTTTCTGCAACATCTTTCTTGCTCTCGACTGATAAATCCATGAACGGTTGCGCTTCCATGAATGATGTTCCCTTGTTTACCGACCGGGCAATCATGGCATTAGGCTGTCCTTTAGGCCATCTCTCTGTGACGATATCGTTGTATCCGTCAAAGCCGAGCTTTACGTCATATACGCCTGCGTTATATCGAATCGATGCAATACCCATCGACTCAATCAGGGCAGCCTTCTGTCTCTTTGAAGGCCCACGCCGTTTCCCGGTTCGACCCTTATGTATCGAATCGTCAGTTTCAAGTGCCATCAGCCTTTTCTTGCATTCATCGGCTACGATTTCTGCGCCCACATACACGGTTCGTCCGCAGATTTTTTTCGTCTGACTTACCGTTGTCTGTAAAAGATCCAAAACTTCCGCCGTTCCTTCAAGCGTAATAGGCATCAGAGCAGCCTCCATCTCCATGAATGGTGGATAAGGTTCGTCTCGTCTTCGTAATCCGTTCCGTCAAAGTACCAATAGACTTCGATTGAATTCAAAGCCTCCTGGATCTTGTCGAATAACGGATCGTATTCTGTCTTGGTGAAAAATTCGATTGCCCCGGAGAATCCCTGTTCACCTTTGTGGTTATCGGTCTCAAGACCGATTTCGGAATCCTCTTGCCAAATGCAGTACGGAGCATCAACGCCGAACCGCCAATAATGAAAGACATTCAGTCCTTCAATCCCGGCAAGCGTTTCGCCGATAACATTAACTTTCGATAACGTCATAATTGTTATCCAGCCTCTGCATTTCCATAGTGGTGTACATCAGATTCGTATTCTCCTCGACAACGTGATGCACCGAGTTGATACGGAACTGCTCACCATTTCCCAAGACAACGAAGTTGCCGATGCGGACTTCCCTGTCATGATGGATATAAACGTAAAGGTCGACCCTCTCGTTCACTCCTCTCGCAAGGTACTGTCTGTTCAGCCCTACGGTACGTTCCTGAAACCAATGCTTCCTCTTCTTGACGAGTTTCTGCACTGGCATCCGCCCATTCTCTGCGGTATTTTCAAGGTCACAAATAAAAAGCACACCGTTATCAAGAATCATTCATCTTCTCCTTGAAAAGGCGATTGTTAAGATTGTATCGAAGCATCCTCGGCATGTTCTGAATGTAATATGAGGTGTACTTCGAACCTGTGGTCTTACGCTTATCGTAGAGCCACATTGCATACATGCTTACAAGCATCTGGTCTTCCACATTATCTACAAGGCTGATGCCCTCACGTTCGATGAACTTTTCTGCTGTCTGAATGTACTGCGTCAGTTCAAGTTCTTTCGCCGCTTTGGACTCCTCATCCATGTATTCGGTGATAAGTTCAAGACCTGCCTTGAGCATGGTCAGAATTACATCATTGCTCATTTCAGCCATAGCCATGCTCCTTTCAAATTAAAGGGAGTGCCGAAGCACTCCCTGGTAAATTAAGCGTTTGCTGTGTCAGCAGCGAATGTTACGCCTGTTGCAACAGGTGCAGTTGTGGATGCAATCTTGACCGCTGCGAATGCCTTTGCAACCATCGGCAGACCATCATAACGAGCAGTTCCCTTCCATACTGTCTGATCCTGAAGGAAGCGTACATGCTCGGATTCAGCGAACTGCTGGCCTGCACGTTCAGCAAGCAGATACAGGTCGAAGTATCCGAAGATGATGTCATTGTCCGGAATGAAATCGAGGACAACGATGTCACCGCCAATAACAGGCATTGTGCCGTTTACACCACTCACGATTGCACCGCTTGCGTTAACAGACATTGCTTCCTGAAGCAGCGTTGTATATGTCTTGTCATTCATAATCCATGTGATTCCGCCTCTTGCGAAGTCATTGTGAATGACATTGCGACCGCCAACCAGACCCTGGAACAGTTTGATGCCTGTGGAGTTGGCAGAAGTGATGTTGAACAGGTTGGTTGTGTGAAGGTCAACCCATGTCGGAGCTGTTGCCGGATAGTCAGTCGGTGCTTCTGTCTGAGCAAGACGGGAAACAACACCGAGAGGCATCTTGTTATTGGCAGATGTGTTCTTACCATACAGGATAGCCTTATCCAGTGCATAACCGATTCCTGTGCCGATAGCAGTCAGAATTTCGGATGCCAGGTTAACATCAGAGTCCTCAAGGTTAGCATTGCAGACTGCATAATAGCCACCGACCTTGTAGCAGTCTACTGTGAGGTCTGCGAATGTCATGCTCATTTCATTGAGGTTTGCACAGCACTCTGTCCAGATTGCTTCCTGAAGGCCAGACATGACAAGCATGCGACCTGTTCCGCTCAGTCTGCGAACAGTGACTCTGGAATACAGTTTGGAATAGTCCATGATGTTCTCACGGAGAATGCCGAGGAATACTTCCGGAATTGTGAGACCGATGTTGGTAATCGCTCTCTTTTCCTTCATTGCAGTTCTTGTTTCATCGAGGAAGTGCTTAACATCTTCCTGTGCGAAGATGGAAGAACGTGTCGCAATATCCATCTTTTCAAAAATGTTTCTCTTATCCATTGTGATATTTACCTTTCTAGCCTCGACAGGCTTTTCTTCTTTCGGTTCTGCAACAGGCTCTGCGTCCTGTTCTTTCTCTTCTTCAGCAAGTTCTGCCTTCAGTGCTTCGACTTCGGCTTCCTTTGCAGTTACGTCAGCGTCTACCGCTTCTTTGTCGGAATTGAACTGTGCGATTTCTTCTTCAACCGCATTCATTTCGTCTTCCGCTGTCGCTTCTTCGATTGCCTGTGCCAGCGTAGACTCTCTCGTTTCAAACTCGGCCTGCTTCTTTCTCAGGTCGGCGAGAGCCTTCTCGGCATTGTCAATCTTTCTCTTCAGCATCAGTGCTTTCAGTGCCATCTTTTAATCTCCTTAAAAGTTCCTGTTTGCGCATCTCGAGTCTGCGCTTCTTCATGTCATCAATCTGCTTTCCCCGAGCCGATACGTTGGTTGCTTCGTAAGCCGGGAACACACAGGGAGAAACCTCATACAGCGGATTTACTTTCGTAATCGTCCAGTGAACAGTGCCGTCATCACGGTACTCTGTCTCTTCCGATTCGATGTTGAATCCGAAACTGCATCCGGTAATGTCTCCACGCTTGATCCGCTCATAAGCATTCATTGCATCGGTATCGTTTCTGTTCAGCTTGATTCTTCCCCACAGGCCATGAGAATCCTCACGGAGTTCCATCGTTCCGGCAGATGTACGTCCGAGAATCAAATCATCGTTGTGGTTGTATAACGCTCTGACATCGCCATGCACAGATTCATCAAACGCACCCGGTGCGATGCTCTCGGTAGCACCATCCCAGACATGATATGTGTCTCCGAACACGGCGAAGTAGCCTTCGATGTAAAGGTCTCCTGTGTCAGAATCGTTCCTTGTTTCGATTTCCTTAAACGGAATGTATCTTGTCTCCATCATTCTTCTCCTCCTTGGAGCAGTTTCTTCTGATCCCCAAGCCTGTCGATAGGCAGGTAGTTCTCTAACAGATGCAGTTCATCGAGTCCTTCCTTCGGGTCATAGCCGATGGAATCTCTGATTTCGTTGCCTGTGATAACGCCTCTGTCATACAGTCCGCTCAGCATCTGCGATGTGGTAACAACATCCCAATCCATCAATGACCGCTCATTGAACTTCAGATACCATTCATCGCTGATGATGAGTTTCTTCGTCATTTCCTGGGCAATCTTCATCGCCACAGGTCTCAGCCTTGTCTGAATGAAGTTGTTCCATGCTTTTTGGTTGTATTCGCCTACGCCCAAAACAAAAGGCGGCAAGCCAAAGATGGCAGCCACCATTTTTCTATCGAGTTCTACTGTGTCCGTAATAGCCAAGTCTGCAAGGCTTAACGGTCGAATCTGTTCAACCTGGAACTGTTCGCCCGGAATCAGCCAAGGCTGTCCTACCTCGGCAGACCGGACATAATCATCAAGGATCTTCTGTCTGCCCTCCGGCGTTGAGAACTCATCAATCATTGCGTCTACCTTGACGATGATTGAAGGCTTCCATTTCGATGACATAAAGCCATTCTCTGTTGCCGATGCCTGTTTCAGATTTTTGGCAAGATCCCTTAGAGATACATCAACGCCTCTTCCCTTCCACAGATAATACTTATCCGGGTTATAGGTGAAATGCAGCAGGTTGTCCGGATTCCTCGTCACGCCGTCAATCAGCACCTTGTAATCACGGTAACTGTTCCCTACAGGGATGAATGACACCCTGTCCGCCGAGATTGGCTCAAGCGACTGAATGATACCTTCCCGTGTATGCGGAACAACAATTGAATTGCCTTTGCCGTAAAGCATCAGATTCATCACGATTGTTTCCATCCACTGTGACCGGGTCATGGTCGGCATCGGGTCGATGTCAATCTTTCTGGATAAGGCGTTGCGTATCCGCACATCGCCGTTCTTTGTATTTGCCATCAGATAGATGGTCATACTGCCGATAAGCTCTGCATACGTTCTGCATGCCGTCATGATCTCAGGGCATTTATCCAGCGATGTATATTCCCCACAGCACAGATTGTCGAAGTCCGTTCCTAACACATATCCAATCTTCGGCACATCGGCAGAACTATCTCTCTTCTGTGGCAGTTTTTTTCTTTTTCTGCTCATTTCCCAAAGAAGCCTCCTATTCTCTTCTGTTTCTCCTCTCCGTCAAAACAGCAAACCGCCGCAAACACAGATGCATCAAATAAATCTATCCTGTGCTGTGGCTGAATCTTCTCATACTGAATTGCGTCATCAGTCTTCTCTACCGCTCTGACATTCTGTACGCAATATTCGTATGCTTCCGAATGCAGATAATAGAATGTTCCGTTCTTCACGGAATGCTCGATATGTCTGAATCCCTGTGACTTCAAATAGAAATACTGTGGGATATCCTTGATGTTGAAACCAGCCTTCCTCATCAACGGGAAATATTCTTCCCCGGCAAACTTCCGGTCATGCCCTACCTGCACGATACGGAATCCTTTCTGTCTCATATCGACAAACCAATTCACGATATCGCCCATGTTGACTGTAGGCGAATTACACATCGTCAGCCATCCGTCATCCTTCCATCCGAACAGAGGTATTCCGTCCTCGTCAGCCTTCGCCGCAGCCTGTGTGACAGGGAAGAATGCGTGAGTGATGACTATATCGATTCC